AATATACAAAACCAATGCGGTGCAAACATCATTAACGAGAATAGTAATACTATTACTCTTGGCGCTAGTGGTGATACAATTGCTTTAGCATCAGGTGCATCTCAAACAGGTTTCGGTAGAACAGGAACTGTAGATTGGCAAACAGGTAGTATTAAAACAGCAACGTTTACAGCAGCCAACGGCGAAGGATATTTTGCAAACACAACAGGTGGTGCCTTTACAATGAACTTACCAGCATCTCCAAGTGCAGGAAACATAGTTAGTGTTAAAGATTATCTTTATACTTTTGCAACAAATAATTTAACAATTGGAAGAAATGGTTCTAAAATTGGTGGGTCATCAGCTGTTGATCTAACAATTTCTACAAATGGTTCTGCGTTAACTTTTATTTATGTTGATTCAACACAAGGTTGGTTGGTTGTTAATGAATCAACAGACACATCACAAGGTTTAACTCCAGCTTTTGTTGCAGCAACAGGTGGAACAATAACTTGTTGTGGTGATTTTAAAATTCATACTTTTACAGGGCCAGGAACTTTTGCAGTGTCAAACGCAGGTAATGCTCTTGGTTCAAATACAGTTGATTATTTAGTAATAGCGGGTGGCGGATCTGGAGGAGGAGGTTTTCCAGGAGGCCCAGTAAATCATAGTGGTGCCGGAGGTGCAGGTGGTTACAGAGAATCTGGAGGAACAGCTTCTGGATGTTATGCTGTATCTCCATTAGGTTCATCTCCAAGTCCAGTTGCAGCTTTGCCTGTTGCAGCTACACCTTATTCTATTTCAGTTGGTGGTGGAGGTTCGGGTTCTCCTAACGGAAAAGGTACTTCTGGTGCTGTTTCAACATTTTCAACAATAACATCAGCCGGTGGTGGAGCAGGAGGAGCTCAAAACGCTTGTGGTGGAGCTGGTGATGCTTTAGATGGTGGTTCAGGTGGTGGCGCTGGGCCTGGTACATCTTTAGGAAGTGGTAATACACCTCCCGTTAATCCACCTCAAGGTCAACCAGGAGCTACTCCTAGAGGCGGTGGTGGTGGTGCTACTGGAGCTGGAGGTTCTAATCCATTTCCTGCTCCTTCTTTAGCACCTGGTGGAACAGGAGCCACATCAAGTATTACAGGATCACCAGTCACAAGAGCTGGCGGTGGTTCTGGAGGTTCACCTACTCCTAGTCCAGTAGCTCCTGTAGAAGGAGGAGGAGGAGCAGGTGGTAAAGGTGAGGGAGGACCATCATCGTGTGCTCAAGGTTCACCTGGAACAGCAAACACAGGTGGTGGCGGTGGTAATAATCACTATGGAAGTGGATGTGCTGGGTTTGCAGGAACTAACGGTGGATCAGGTGTAGTAATTATAAGGTACAAATTTCAATAGGTAAATTATGAGTGAAATAAAAGTAAATAAAATTAGTCCAAGAACAGCGTGTGGTACAACTACATTAGGGGATAGTGGAGATACATTCACAATTCCTGCTGGTGTATCAATAACAAACTCTGGTACTGCATCAGGTTTTGGTGCAACAGGTGCTGCGTCTTGGAATACAACAGTTAAAACATCAACATTTACAGCGGTTTCAGGTGAAGGGTATTTTGTAAATACAACAGGTGGAGTAGTAACAGTTAATTTACCAGCAGGAACCCCAGGCGCAGTTGTTGCAATAAAAGATTATGCAGGAACTTTTGATACAAATGCGGTAACAGTAGCTCCAAATGGTTCTGATAAAATTGCTGGAGATAATACTACTGATGCAACTTTAAAAACAGAAGGTATTGCAGTAACTTTTGTTTTTGTAGATTCAACACAAGGTTGGTTAGTAACAGATTCAGGTTTACAAGATGAATTACCAACAGCACAATATATTGCAGCTACTGGTGGTACAATAACTACATCAGGAAATTTTAAAATTCACACTTTTACAGGACCAGGAACTTTTACAGTATGTTGTGTAGGTAATGCTGGTGGTTCAAATACTATAGATTATATGGTAGTTGCCGGAGGTGGTGGTGGTGGTGGATCAGCGCGGGGCTTTTATTCTGCTGGTGGAGGAGGTGCTGGAGGTTATAGAGAATCTCCAGGAACAGCTTCGTCTTATACAGCGTCTCCTTTAGGAGCAAGTCCAGCAGCAGCTTTACCAGTGACAGCAACAGGTTATCCAGTTACAGTTGGTGCTGGAGGTGGTGGAGGTGGTGGATCAGGTCCAGGTACTGCACCTGGTGGTAGAGGTAATGGAAGTAATGGAAACCCTTCAACTTTTGCTGGATCAAGCACAATTACATCTACAGCCGGTGGAGGAGGTTCTAAATCTGGAGGTGCTCCAGGTGCTGCTTCTGATGCTGGAAGTTCAGGTGGATCAGGTGGTGGAGTAGGTGGTTATAGTAGTGGTGCAGTAGGAAGCGGAAATACACCTCCAACAAATCCTTCACAAGGAAACAACGGCGGTGGTGGAGATGGTAGTAGTAGAGGTTTTGGTGGAGCTGGAGGTGGAGCAACTGCAGTAGGACAACCTTCAGATATACAACCAACTCACGGTGCATTAGGAGGAACTGGAGCAACTTCTTGTATAACAGGTTCTCCCGTAGCACGTGCAACTGGTGGACCATCAGGACAACCTCCGGGCTGTGCAGCAGCTAATGCAGCAGATAATACAGGTAATGGAGGACCAGGTGGAAATAATCAACCAGGTGACGCTAATGGTGCAAATGGTGGTTCGGGAATTGTAGTAATAAGATACAAATTTCAGTAGTTGAATGATAATTAAAATTAATATATAAGGAGAAACATTATGGCACATTTTGCAAAATTAGGATCAAACGGAAAAGTTATTCAAGTATTAACACTTGATAACAAAGATATGTTAAACGCTGATGGCGTTGAGGATGAATCAGTAGGTCAACAATATTTAGAAACACATAATAATTGGCCTGCACAAATGTGGATTCAAACTTCATACAATACACAAGGTGGACAACATAAAAACGGTGGTACACCATTAAGAGGAAACTACGCAGGTATTGGTTATACTTGGGACGAAGATAATCAAATCTTCTGGCCTAAAAAACCATTTCCATCGTGGGTAAAAAATACAACTAATGCAAGATGGCAATCACCAATTGGTGATGCTCCAGCATTGACAGCTGAACAAGAATCACAAAACGAAGCCGGCACACATTTATGGGGCTACAATTGGGATGAAACTGCACATCAAGCAGACAATACAACTGGTTGGGTATTGAATGATGGTGCACTCAATTTAGAGTAATTGACAAATATTTTTTATTAATATAAAAATGGTGGTGGTATGCAAAAGAAAGTATTAACAGAGCAAGCATTATATGTTGGTGATGTCGATATGCCTAAAGATTGGGACATTGACCGAGATAAATTATCAGGTGACATTTTACAATCAGTAATTCAAAACAAAGATTTTCCATTTTCACGAACGTTTGATATGTTAAATACATATATGCGAGATCACATTGGTCTTGAATATAAAATTAATCTAGTAAACAAAGAAACGTGGGGAAATATCTATAAACCTGCGGAAACAACAATACCTTTATTAAATATTGATCCAGTAGATCTACGTAACTCTCCAGACTTTACATTATTATATGGTGTAAAAGTTAAAAATTGTAATGTTCGAATACACTTTGAAGACAATAGACGTAAAGGAAGAAGTTGGGACATACCATTAGAGAACAATAAATTTATAATGTTTCCATCAACTAATATGTATTACTTAACTAATAATCAAAAGGATAGTTTAAATTTTGTACAAACTATAACCTATGAATATATCTAATTATTATTGGTATTTTAGTGGTGTGCTTACACCAAAGTTTTGTGATGATGTAATAGCTTATGCTAACAAACAAAAAGAAGTAATGGCTAGAACGGGTGGCTATGGTGATAGAAAATTAAAAAAAGAAGAAATAAAAGATTTAAAAAGAAAAAGAAACTCTGATCTAGTTTGGTTAAATGATACTTGGATATAAGCAAAAGAGATATTACCTAAAGGTTCTATTATTGTTTTTCCTTCATTTGTTTGGCATAGAGTTAAACCAGTAACATCAGGTACAAGATACAGTCTTGTAGTATGGCATTTAGGGAGGCCTTTTAGATAATGTATATAAATAACTATTTTAATACAACAATTTGGTCAGAACAAAAACCAGAGTTTGTAAAATCATTAACTAAAGCATCTAATAAATATATTAAAGATGCAAGAATAAGAGAAAAGAAATTTATAAAAGAACACGGTGACTTTGGAAGATCTTATCACTCAACACCACTTACAGCTGATAATGACTTTTTAGATTTTAGAAATTACATTGGTCAAAAGTCTTGGGAGTATTTAGATCATCAAGGTTTTGATATGCAACAATACACTACTATGTTTAGTGAGATGTGGGTACAAGAGTTTGCTAAAAAAGGTGGTGGTCATCATTCAGCACACATACATTGGAACCAACACGTATCAGGTTTTTACTTTTTAAAGTGTAGTGATAAAACATCTTATCCAGTATTTCACGAACCGAGAACAGGTGCAAGATCTACAAAATTAAAAATGAAACCAGATCAAAAAGGTGTATGGGGTGGTAATGAGCTTATACATTTTAAACCTACACCAGGTACATTAATTATCTTTCCAGGATTTTTAGAACACGAGTTTAGTGTAGATTTTGGTAAAGAGCCTTTTAGATTTATACATTGGAATATACAAGCAGTACCAAAAGAGATGGCAAAAGATGTTTAAAAAGAAAAAGTATACAGTTATTCGTCAAGCTATATCAAAAGACCTAGCAGCTTTTGTTGCAAATTATTTTATGATGCAAAAACAAGTATATGATACTTGTAGAAACGCCAGATACATTTCACCCTTTGAAAATATTATAGGTCACTATGAGGGTAAAGATGAACAGATACCAGAAACTTATAGTCAGTATTCTAATATAGCTATGGAAACTTTAATGCTTAAATGCCAACCTAAAATGGAAGAAGTAACAG